TTTCAATTAATTCGTCGTAGTTTTTTGAGATATCCTTGGCACAGTCGACGATCTCTTCCATGTCAAGGATCTCATCGAGTACCTTTGACGGATCGCTGTACACGTTGCGGATGATGTGAGTGTACGAGCGAGAGTGAACTGACTCACTGAATGTCCAAGCTACGATCCAGTTCTCCAGCTCAGGTAGAGAGGCGATGGGACTAAAGGCTGCAGTCGGCGCTCGCCCCTGTACGGAGTCGAGCAGAATCTGACGCTTCAGGTTACTGGTAAAGATGTGCTGCTCGTGCTTAGATAGGTCGCGGAAGTCCTTGGTATCTCGAGTCAGGTCGACCTCTTCCGGGACCCAGAAGAATCCCATCTGCTGACGAGTCAACTTCTCGAGGAACGGATACTTCTGCTTATCAAACCTAGCAATGGTCGGAGCGTTGTCAAAGAATGCTCTGACCTTCAGATGATCTTGCTTGTTGCTAGAATCAAATACGCTGTAAGTCATTATCTTTTCTTCCGATCGTTGTGTTCTTCTGTGCGCGAATGTCTCTGTTAGACCAAGTCCAACATTCACCCGTCTCGTTCTGGAAACATACCCAATATAGGTCGTGCTCTATCCCATAGTCGATCACCATATGAGCGATGGCGTGCCCATATGGTGTGTCGACGGGTATAGGAGGATTAAGTTGCGTGATCATATCTTATCTTTCCAACCCATCCATTCTTCATCATTTTGTGGCACCCAACCATTACGAAATCTTTTCACCAGATTTGTGTGAGTCATTCTATATGGTTCATTGAAAGCTTTCGCCATTGCATTTTGCCCATGATCTAAACCAGATTGAACCCACCATGTATAATATTCGTCAGCTCTTTGCCACATATGTCTATTTGGTTTTGAACGAGGATGCATCCATGGATGCACTTTATACAAAGGATTTTTGTCACCAAGCTTTGTCTGTCTAAGAATGCTACGTGTATTATCGCTAGTCATTCTACCGTAAGCCGGATGTTCAGCACCTTTCTTATTGAAAGGGTTCTTTTCCGGGTGTGTGCGCATAGGATTATTATCTCCACGCATTGCATCCGCCATTCTTCTACGTAGCCAACCATAAAGTTTATTATCAGTTCTTTTCTTACCCACACACATCATAGCTGCAGCATGTGATAATGACTTAGATTCAGGATACATTCTTACTAATATTAGATGTGCGATATAGTGTTCTTCTGGTGTTAAAAGAACAAGATTATCTTCATCATCTGAACCACCCATACATCTGGGTAGAATGTGATGACTTTCATAATAAGTGCCATCACTTCTATTCCTGAGACGCGCTCTTTCAATCAAAAGATTGTAGTGTCGTTTGTAATCCATTAGACTTCCCCCGACACTATTTATATTTTACAACTATTTAACGTTATATTTTACAGGCCAAACAGTCTTCGTCGTCAACTACTTCTGATACCGGCTTAGGTGCTTCTACCATTTCACCTGCGCCGTCGGCCGTATTTAGATAGTACAGCTGCTTACCGCCGAAGCGGTAGAACATGACGATGTGCTTGATCAGCTCTGACATCGGGATCTGCTCGTCGTCGTAGAACTTTGGATTGTACGACGTGTTGACTGAGATACCTTGGTCGATGAACTTCTGAAGTACGGCGCAGATCTTCAAGTAACCTTCAGGGGACTTTTGATCCCACAGCAGATCATACTTATTCTTCAGCTTGCGGACCTCAGGGACCACCTGCTTCAGCACGCCGTCCTTGGACTGCTTGATCGAGACAAGCGAGCGAGGCGGCTCGATGCCGTTGGTGGAGTTGCTGATCTGAGCAGACGTCTCAGCGGGCATCAGGGCCATCAGCGTAGAGTTGCGGATGCCGTACTGACCGAGCTGCAGACGAAGGCCGTGCCAGTCCATATTATATACAGGATCCACCAATTCGTCAACTTCTCTTTTATACGTATCGATCGGAAGTGCAGCAGTGTGGTACTTGGTCTGGTCAGAGAACGGGCAGTGACCCTTCTCGCTCGCAAGGTCGGCCGACGCCTTGATCAGGTAGTATGACCAAGCCTCGGCATACTCATGAAGCTTGGCGAGACCTACTGAGTCAATATGTTGATAAGAAATATCATTGCGAGCAAGCCAGTAAGCGAGATTGATAATACCAACGCCAAGCGGTCTTCTTGACATAGTTGATCTTCTAGCTGCCGCGACCGGATAATCCTGATAATCGAGTAGCTCATCCAGAGCGCGGACGATAAGAGTGCAAGGACGTTCAAAGTCGCTAGGATCACGAATCTTGCCCCAGTTTATTGCAGCCAATGTGCATAGAGAGATCTCCCCGCTTTCGTCTGTAAAACTATTTAGAGGCTTGGTGGGAAGGTCGATCTCACAGCAGAGGTTTGACTGCTTGATTGGTGCCACTTCCTTGTCGAACGCGCCGTGGTCGTTGGCGTGGTCGACGTTCATCAGATAGATACGTCCAGTGTCCTTCCTCTCTTGTAGGAATGAGGAGAACAGGTCGAGTGCTGAGATCGACTTCTTTCTGATGTCAGGGTTATTCTCAGCCGCCTCATAGAGATCACGAAAGCGATCGTTGTCCACAAAGAATGCATCATACAGATCAGGCACGTCGCCAGGGCTGAATAGAGTAATGTTTCCACCAGAGAGAAGTCGCTCATACATCACCTTGTTGAACTGGACGCCGTAGTCGAGATGGCGGATGCGGTTCTCCTCGGTGCCCTTGTTGTTCTTGAGTACTAGTAAGTCTTCGACTTCCAGATGCCATATAGGATAATACAGGGTAGCAGCACCGCCACGAACACCTCCTTGAGAACAAGACTTAACAGCAGACTGGAAGAGCTTGTAAAATGGTATAACGCCAGTATGGCTAGCGTCTCCATTCCGAATAGCAGAGCCGATAGCACGAATGCGACCAGCACCAATCCCAATACCTGCTTTCTGGGACACGTACTTGACGATTGAGCTTGTGGTTGCGTTGATTGAGTCGAGTGAGTCTCCAGTCTCGATGAGGACGCAGGAACTAAACTGCTTCTGCGGCGACCTAAGCCCAGCCATGATCGGCGTGGGGAGAGAGATCTCGAATGTTGATGTTGAGTCATAGAAGTCCTTTACCCATTTCAGACGTGTGTTCTTATCATACTTTCTAAACAGCGTCATAGCGATGAGCATGTACGCCATCTGCGGCGTCTCATAGTACTTATTAGTCACTCGGTTCTTGATGAGGTACTTTCCGCGGTACTGTTCCATCCCCGCATATACGATCTGAAAGTCTCGATCATGGTCGATCTGCTTGCTGAGCCAGTCGAATTCTGAGACGTCGTAGTCGAGCATGAGCTCTCGGTCGTAGTACCCTTCGAGAGCAACGCGCTCGTAGTGTTCATATAGAGAGATAGGCTCAGGTTGACCATACACTTCCTTCCTCAGGTTGTAGTTGATAAGGCGAGAAGCCACGAACTGGTAGTTCGGGTTGTCCTCCGAGATCAACTCGGCTGCGGCCTTGATCAGAGTCTCGTGGATGTCAGTCGACTTGATCTTGTCGTAGAACTGGACCCGAGACTTCAACTCGATCTCACTCTCAGATACGTTGCTCAGTCCATCGCAAGCCCAACGAACGACCTTGTGGAACTTGTTTAGATCCAATGGCTCTAAACGTCCATCCCTCTTTTGAACTCTAATCATCTCTACCTCTTTATTCTCTTGTTAAAAACTTAAAGTACTCTACCAACTGGTTCCATGCCGACTCGGCTACGATGCGGTGCTCCTTCTGAGTACCGGGAGTCATGCGCAGCTCGCAGTAGTGAATCCATGATCTAAGGGTACCATTCATGTACATCCTGGAAACCGTAAGACCTTCAGGCAGTACCGCCCGTGCCTGCTCCTTAGCTATGCCGTTATCGATTGCCCACTTGTACTCACGCTCGACTGCGAACAACACTCGCTTCTGAGCGCGATACCAATCATTCTGCAGGTTCATGTCGTCTACGTCGATGCTGTTCTGACGGTTCTTGTTGTCCTGCAGACGAGCGTCTCGTGTTACAAAGCCAAGATCCTTTGTAGGGTCAGCATAGCGTTGTGAAAATTCTTGAAACGAAAAGCTGCGATGACGTAGTATCTGTCGAGCAATGTCACGTGTTGTATCAATACACATAACAATGTTAACCATTTCAAATATACTAAAGTGACTATGCTTAATGCAATAGCGTAGAAGTTTTTCGCTGGTTTCTGTATTCATTTGGTTACTTGGATTAGAAACTCGAGCACAATAAGCAACGAATTCGTTTACACTCATTGAGTCACCATTTTCTTTGGAAACTAGAGGTTGCGTTATTGCAACAATCTTTGCTGTATTCATTTATCACACTTTCATCTTACAATTATCAAAATGCCATCTTTTGTGACCTGAAGCATCTCCACTTTTCTTGCAATGTGGACATGTTACTAAATTTTCTCTTTTTTCTTTAAGCTTCCATGTTTTTCCTCTATTATGTCCTCTATTTGAGTGAGGAGATTTGTGCTTATTGCCTGTGTTAACACCTACATAGTGTTCATGTAGATCAAAATTTTCTTTTGATATTCTAATATTTTCATTAGTTCGTGTATCTTTTGCAACAACAAAACCTTTATTTGCATAAAGGTTTCTTGGAAAATTTGGATCCAAGAAATTGTGTGTACCTTCTTTTATTCTTTTTAGTGTTCCATTTCTTGCTATTTCTGAGATGTCTTCCGGTTTCAATTTCATCCGTCGAGCAATTAAGAAAGCTGCGTTCCAATCACCTTGTTGTTTATGGATCTCATAATGCTCATCAATAGAAACACACATTAAATTTTCTGGATCATTGTTGCTTATATTACCATCAATATGGTGAATTTCATAGGATCTTCCATGTGAATCTTTTGGAATTGATCCAAAAGTTTTTTTCCAAACTTTAATATGCTCTCCGTATTTTGACACAAATTTCTCCTATGGAAATATAGACCAGGTTATTTATATTTCCATAAGCTTTAATCAATATTATACCTTAACGGTGGAAAAAGTCAACTGGATATTTAGGTTCAATTATACTCATCATACATCTTGTAGTGTACGTATCTACACGTCCTTACCCACGATACGTGATCGCGGACTTGAGTTTCGATTTTTCTTACGAGTTCATGATCAGCCCGCATGCAGATATAATTATAAGCTTCTATCTCAGTGTTTATATTGATTGTTTTCTTAATCGGCTTCATTCATACTTCCTCACCATTTCATTCCACACGGGCAACTTGGCTTGAAACCAGACCAAGTGCTCTACTTGATCCCTCAACACATGCGCTTGTTCGTCATTATTGATCCATCGATTTTCATATTGCAAGAGTAATGGCGTCATAACACGCCTACGCACCGGCTTCATTGCTTCATCCCTTCAATTTTCCAATATCATATTGGCTATTTGCCTAAGTCTATTTCGCTCTGGATGTCTGTGTATCCACATGCCGGTATGAGGTTCAAAATTATTTTTAAACCATATATCCAGATCTGGGCGACGGGTACTTATCGATAGGTCGATGCTTTTGGAAAGATCATCAAATTCAGCATCAGTCATAGTAGGTTGACCCATGTACTCGTATGCATATGCCGCTACCGAGACTCTGATGCGTCGACGCGTTTCTTCACATACTATTCTGTTGTATTGATCATCGTCATCTTTATCAAAGAATTGATTTAGACTCACAGCTTACTCCAGGTATTCAGGGCTAGCTTCGCCCTGAGGTCGTTGTGGGTGTTGGTGTCGATGATGTACCGCACGAAGTCGGCGCTGAGTCCACCGAGGATCATGTCGTTCACGTCCTTGTGCACTAGATTGCTGGGCCATACACATACGCTGTAGCCGTTGATGATGGCCTTGTCGAGCTTCTTCTTCGTCTCAGGTGACCTAGGCTCGTTGTCATACACGACCACCATGTTCTTCTTGGGCAGGTCCTTGACCGTGGTCACTAGGTCGCCGCCGGCAGTCGCGATGCTGTTGGGTACGAACATGGAGTCGATCGGACCCTCGAACACGTAGAACTTCTTGTTGAAGTCTACCTCGTCGAGCCCATAGATCTTAGGGACCATCTCGTTGTTGACGATCGTGATGTACCGCGTACGACTCTTGCTGTCCAGCGCCCTGCCCTGGAACGCGTGCATCTCCTTCTCCCTGTTGAAGAAGGGGATCAACAGCCTCGGCTCGTCGTACCTCAGCGCGTCGTCGGCGAACTTACCGGGGATGACCTCGTTGGACCAGGAGAAGAACTTGGGTACGTAGAACATCTTCGCATGAAAGGGATTAGGGATCCTGCGGTTGGCGACGAACGCCTTACATGGATGGTCAGCACTCAGCTGACTGACCTTCTTCAGGCCCTTCAGCGGTCCAGACTTCATGAACACCGGGGCCTTCATCTTGCCTACGAACTGCTCGAGCTCTACCTGCTCAGGCGACTTTGAG